CGTCAATGTCATGCAGGTCTTTGCGATCGCCGTCCGCCATTACCCAGGTATTGTGGATCATCAGGAACCCGGCGCGGGGAACCTCGATGCGGTCGCCCGCCATACTGATGATCGAGGCCGCCGATGCGGCCATGCCTAGAACCTTGACGGTCACCTTCTGCTTGTGATCTCGCAGCAGGTTGTAGATGGCGAGGCCTTCCATGAAATCGCCGCCGGGCGAATTGATGTTGACCACGACCTCACGATCGCCAATGGCGCGCAGCGCGCCGGCGATGCGGCGAGCCGTAACGCCATCGCCGAAGAAGTCGGCGCCGATGACGCCGAGGATCGAAATCGTGTTCTCGGTGGTATCGTCGGATGCTGCACGGATGTCGGCCTGCCAGCGACCAAGCGCCGACGGGCAAATTTCAGATCCAAGACCGGAGCGCATGGATATGGCCGGCATCGCCGGCAGGTCACGAACGGTCATGCCGCTTTCCTTTCCTCGCGCTCTTCGATCAGCCAGGCACGCAGCGCATTGCGCACCGAGTTCGCGTCACTTTGCTGCTTTCCGATCTGGTCAAGAGGCACCAGGGCGGACTGGACGGTGAGAACGTCGCCGCCCGGCTTGGGCGCCAGATTGTCGAGCTTTCGCAACTCGTCCCGGGTGCGCAGTCCGTTCTGCGCCAGCGACGACATCAGCGCGGCACGGCCGGCGCTGTCGGCGCGGAGGAGCCCCTCGAAGTTGAATTCGAAATAGATGCCGGCGGCCCTGTCGGTCGGCGTGACCAGGCGCGTGTTTACGGCTGATTCGATGCGCTTTAGGTAGGCCCGCAGACCAAGGATCAGCCAGCCGAGGATGATCTGTTCGACGCCGGAACCCCACATCGTCTGGCCTTCCGAGGCATGGCCGACGAGAATTGGCGGCACACCCATCCAGCGGCAGACATCTTCCACGGAGAAGCCGCGCGCCATGATCAGTTCGGCATCGCGAGGCGTGATGTTGAGCGACTGCCAATCGAAGCCCGGCGGCATGATGATGCCCGAGCCCTGGCCTTCGTGGCCCTCGAAAGGCTTGACGTAATTGTCCATGAACTGCTGGCGTTGATCCTTGTCCATCGTGACCGGCGGCTTCCAGAACCCGCTGTTGCGAAGGCCCTTGGAAAACAGCCGGGCGGACGCCCGTTCCGCCGAGATGGCTGCGCCAAGCGAACGAGCGGCATAGGCGACGGGCGAAAGCCCCTCGTCCTCGTCGTTGGGTGCGAATCCCTTGATGTGGAAGACCTTGTCTTTCGGCAGGTCTTCGTTCTTGCCGCGGTCATTGAACCTATAGAACAGCCGGTCCGACGAATCGCGCAGCGGTGTGGTGTTTTCGGCCTTCATCGGCTGCAGGGCCACCAGCCTGTCACCGATGAATTTTTTCTCGGCATACGAATTGCCGAAGTCGCAAAGCGGGGCGATACGCCCTTCCCAGAACTCCACCGCCGTCTGATCGGCATTCGGCGTGATCTGAAGGATCTCGTAGAGCCGATGGTCCTTTCGCGCCGTGCGCTGATCATTCGATGCTGTCGCGAAGACGCCGGCGGGCAAGGTGGAAATCGTCTCCGAGATCAGCCGCTTCGCCGCCCACCATGTCGACAGCTTCATGGCGCTGTCCGGCGTCACGTTCTGGCCGGAATCGTGGTCGAAGCCCCACATCATACGCCACTTGTCCAGATCGGAGGTGACGTTCAACCGGCCGGTGAGCCATTTCCAGATCGCCATCTACATCACCGCGGCCGGTTGTGAGAGCCATGAAGCAAGATCGACACGTGGCTTTGCCTCCGGGTTCCAGCTCATCAGGATCGCCGCGCAAAGCATGGCGATGACGGGATCGATCTTGGTCCGGCCGGCAGCCTGTTTGGTTGCCATGTTGCCGTTGCCCTTGACTTCGATTTTCACATTTCCGACCGACCAGGCCATCATGGCCGAGCCGTCATGGCTAATCGAATTGTCGCTCAACTTGTGCTCCAGGCCCCACAAGGCCGGAGACAATGCCGGACCCTGGCGCAGCCGGTGCAGCATCAGCCCTGTGATTTCCTTCAAGGCCAGCGCGTCGACGAAGGCGGCGATGTTGTTAGGATCGAAGCCGACCGCGTTCTTTTCAGGCAGCAGGCCGGCATCGAGCAGTCGTTCGGCAATCGCCGCGATTTTCGCCACATAGGCCGAAACCTCGCACAGCGTGAGCGAGCCTTCCTCGACGAAGCCGAGCAGCCGCGGCGCAATCTCCTTACGGATTTCAAGCACCTTCGGATGCGCGAATGCATGGGTCCAGACCAGCCAGCGTCGCGTCACCTTCTCGCGACCGATGACGCAGACGCCGAACAGATCGTCGAGACCGCCGCCATCGGCGCCGACCACGGCCACTTCAGAGCGCCGAATCAGCTCTTCCAGCGTCAGCGTCTCGTCGGCGCATTCTTCCCAATATTCGGCACCGCGCCAGCCGTCGCCGGCGATGCCGACGCCGATCTCGATATTGAGATGCTGGCTGGCCCAGATCTGTTCCGTCTCGGCTGTCGCCGAGCCGTTGTTCTCGTAGTCCTCGATCAGGCGCTGCGGGCTGATCGAGCGGCCGATGTTCGGCAGCAGGTATTTCCAGTGTTTGCGATCGCGCCAGAACGTCTGGTCGCGCTGCTGCTCGGGAGGAAACTCGTATAGGACCGGCAGCATGATCGGCGCCTGGCCGCCCCTGCCGTCGCGTATCTTGCGCGCCTTGTCGAGTTCCGTCTTCCAGATACCGGCCGGCTGTTCGTCCGACTGTGTCGTGATCATCAGCAGTTGGCCACCCTGCATGGTGATGCCGCCGCCCCTGATCTGCTGCATGACCGCCGCGGCCTTCGCTTTCTTGCCCAGCTCGTGCACCTCGTCGATGATCGTCAGGATCGGTATTTCGCCGGTGACGATCGAGGTGTCGAAGGATTTGACGTCGAGCTTCGTGCCGGTCTTGCGGCGCTCGATGCATTTCAGGTGATCCTGCACCTTGAAGATGGCATCGAGCCGAGGATCGAGCCTGATCATGCCCTGCGCCTGGTCGAAACACCGTTCCGAGATGTTCTGGCTGGGCGCGACGATCAGCATCTGTCGGTTCGGCGCTTCCTCCATGAACAGCGCGGTCAGGCCGAGGGCGGCGACATAGGTCGTCTTCGAATTCTTCTTGGGAACCATGCAAAGCAGTTCCCAGACCAGGCGCTGCTTGGTGTCCGGATCCTCGCTCGCCAGGAAGGCGCACAGGATATCGCGGAACCATTCGCCACAGGCCTCAGACAGCGGCGGATTGCCGGGCACGTCTGGCAGCTTCAGCCTGTTGAAGAAAGCCAGCGCCTTGGCCGCCTTCTCCTGGTTGAGCGGGACATCGGCCATTGGCGTCTGTCCGGCCTTGATACGCTCCCACCAATCTGGACAGGCGAACCGCGGCAACGCCTCAATGGCGAGCATTTTGCGCGGCTGCTTCGCTTTCGAGCTCGGCCATCAGATCGGCGTCTGCGGCATGGGCGCGCTGCTCGTCGATCATCTTCTTGCCAACCTTGTCTTTCGATGCCGCCGGCTGGTCGCTGCCCTTGCCCATGGAAGCCTCGATCGTCATGCGGTCGTTGCGGTCGATCATGGCGCCGAGTTCACGCAAGGCCGTGACGTTGCCGGCATTGGCTTGCTCGAGGGCGATCTCAAACCGCCTGGCATCGAGCCGATCGCGCATTGCGTCGCGCTCTTTCATGTCGGCTCTAAAATACCGCTTCAACGTCGCCGGCGAGATGCCAAGAGCGTTGGCGATCCGGATGTTGACCCAGCCCAGCGCCATCAACAGCTTGACTTTGTTGCGATCTTTTTCGGTCGGCTCATACGGCGGACGGCCGCGGTTACCGAAGCCCTCACGAACCGGCTGACCGAACAGGTCAAAATTCGGCTCCATCAGAAAAAAATCTCCGAATGTGGGGGACGCGGGTCCGGCGGGGAGGGGCTTCCGGACTTTCGACCCGCCCCCCCGGTTGGTCGGCGATGGTCAGTACCAGACGCCTCGATGTTGCAGGCTGACCTGCTCGGCCTTCTGCGCTTCGCTGTCGTGCCATTCCTTGGACACGGCTATCAGGTTGTCTTCATCCCAGAACAGCACCTCGTCGCCACGATGTTCCTTGTCGTGGTGGATGACTGGGCTGTTCGGGGCAGGGTGCTTGCCGATCAGCAGCACGCCTGTCTTGCGGCAGGTGTACATGTCGCGAAGCAGGATGCGCTGCCGCACCTGCTGCCAGCGTGCGGTCTTATACCAGCGCCGCCAAGGCGCTGTGTTGCTGCTCATTGTCTGGAATCTTTTCCATTGCGGTGAAGCTGCTCGCTTCACCTGGGTCCGCCTGGCGCTTCCCTCATCCTCACTGGGATGGGTGCGAACACAGCCTCGGAAGCGAATGTGCTTCACGGTTCGGATCGTCCTAGGACGGACTCGCTATTCTGTCTTGCTGAGATTCGCAAGGGGGATCATCGCCGACACGGTGCCGCCGAACAGCATTATGTCGACCCAGAGGGAGGCGTCATTAGCCTCCCGCGATACCGTGCCTTTGCGACCAGCCAATGCGCCATCGGTCACCGTCACTCGATCACCTTCGGCTATAGGCTTGCGCCTCTTCATCTCCTCGGCTGCAAGCTTGCGGCGCTCACGCTCTGAGAGCTTGAGGAAAGCACGAAAGCCATTGATATCGCTTTCCGAAACAGGCTTTGGCTGCATCCATCCGCCGACGATGTCGACAACCTCATCCACTGCCTTGATGCCGATCAGAACACGGTCGGTGTCCGAGACGTAGATCATCAGATAACCGGGCAAAGCAGGGTTGTCCTGTTCTTCCCGCTTGGCCTTGGAACGACCTCCGCGGCGCTTGGGCTGTGTGCTGTCGACCGGCAACCACGTTTCCACGAAGAGTTTCCGCAGAGCTTCATCCACAGCATTTTCATGACCAACCGAAACGCGAAGAACGTACCAGCAGCGCACCGGTCCTGATTCGCCGGCTCCCGCCAGCAGCGCTTGTGCCCTTCGGCTCATGCCCTGCTGCCTGTCCGATTCGGCATAGCAGCGGTCGAGATTGATCACTTCCGCATCACTCAGCCGCTTCACGTCCGCCCGCATCATGGTTTCCTCGCACCGCTTGTTCAAACGTTTCCAATCCTGCCGGCCCGCCAGCCGGCATCCACACCCATTCGACGTGTCCCGGTGCAGGCAGCCAGGGCCAGCCGCGCCGATGGTGCTCGACCTCCCACTCCGTCCAGCGATCGGTGCCGACACGGACCTGCTCCATCATCTCGGCCAAGGGCTGCAGCGTTGCCGCCACCGTCACGCCACCGCCGAAGCGGGCACGGTCGTGCATGGCGTTCACCGCTGGCCATCCGTGCTTGGCCTGACGCTCCAGCTGCAGCGCTTCGCCGTCCATGGTGCCGGCCGCAATTGCGTCCTGCTGGAACCGCGTCATTGGCGGCATGGCGGCTTTCGGCCCGGTCAGCAGTTGCTTCATCCGGGCTGCCTGCCACAGCTTGCCGAAGGGTGCCGCGGTGGCTTCTTGCGCCGGCGCCGTCGCTGCGGCCAGACGCGGCAGGAACGGCACCCACATGCGGTCCTTGATGAAGGTGGCCACGGCGCAGGCCTGCTTGACGCCGGCCTTGCGGCACTCGGCCAGGAACAGCGGCACGCACGGTGCGCACTCGGCTTGGTCGGCGGCGGAAAGCTTGAACCACTCGGCCAGCATCGGCGGCTTGGGCGAGACGTCGAAACGGTCCCATCCCTTGAACGATTTGTAGAAAAGCGCCTCTGATCTTCGTCGATCCTCGCGCTCGCGCTCTCTCTCAAAACTACTGTCAGGTTTTGCTAAACCATCAGTATTTACT